ATTCTTATCGCCGTTGGTCGGTTCAGGAACACAGGCAACAGCAGAAAGCTATTGACCCACCTCCGCCTCAAAAAATATTTACTGAGCAAGAAATGGACGATACTGCCAGGGGAGACGCAGAATGTCAGTATCAACTTTTTTTAAAAGGAATTGAATTAAAGCAACCTCAATTTAACAGATCAATTTTACAGAAAGATAAACTGATCGGCGATGCTGAAACGGTGAAAGAATTTTTTGAGCGGAAGGCATTGGCAGGAATGGCGCACATTTATGAATATTATCAAAAATAAATTTCAATATGGATTGATCCGAGATATAGAAATATTTAACCAACACACTAAAGTATAGACTATGAACCTTACTAAAGACCAGATAACTAAAGATGCTTTAATAAAGTTGCGGGCCGGCGGCGCCCGGGTGCGCAAGGTTCATAATGTCCCTTTCAGCCGATTTAAAAGTAAGGGCCAGATAGAAAAAGGTTGGCCGGATATTCAAGGCTATTCATGTAAAGGCGTTGTTATTCTTTGCGAAGTGAAAACAAAAGATGATGTACTTAGCCAGGAACAAACTGATCGCCTTCGGGATTGCCGGGACTGTGGCGGTTTTTCTTATATCGCCACCGAAAAAAATGGATCCACAATTATTTACGATTATAATGACCACATATTAAGTGCACATTACGAAAAAATACATGCTGGAAAGTCGGAATAATGGAGCTCGTAATATTGAACGTTGCCTTTATGATCGACAGGAAGCTATTGTTATTAACTTCTTAGCTCCGCACGAACTTCAAGTATGTAAGCATTTCGGATGTGGAAAAACCCTTTCATTGCGTGAACAACTATTGGGCAATAAATGCCTGATACATTCCGGCTGTGCACAAGTTGTCGGAAAGTTGTAACTTTATTGCATGGCAGATGAAGAAAATAAGCTAACCGCAAAGCAAGAAGCATTTTGCAATGAATATCTTGTTGACCTTCACATAACAAAGGCTGCATTAAGGGCTGGGTACTCCGAAAATACGGCTTATGCTATCGGATCAGAAAACTTGAAAAAACCTGAAATTCAACAACGTATATCACAATTACGTATCGAGACTGGAAAGGGCTACAACATAACCAGGGAACGCATAGCGCAGGAATTAGCTCTTATTGCTTTCGGCGATACCAAGATTTTATTCGACGAAACAGGGGCTTTAAAATCGCCACAGCAGTGGACGGATGAAGGGAGGATAATTTCAAGTTATGAAGAAAGCCTGACTGAATTCGGTGATGACAAAACGGGCGGCACCAAAACCACAAAGAAAGTAAAGCAATGGGAAAAGACAAAGGCATTAGAACAGCTTTGTCGGCTAATGGGATTTAATGAGCCGGACAAAATGAAACACTTATTTCCTGAACCTATTCAGTTAATTTTCAAAAAAGCCGATGAATCAACATGAGGTACTTTATACGCGTGTATTTGAAGAAAACCTCAAACATTACCAGCAAAAGAAAGCAAGGGTAATCGGTAACCAGGGATCCACACGATCTACCAAGACCTATTCATTAATGCAACTTTGCGGATTGTTTATTCCACTGCAGGAAAAAAAACAGATAAGCATTGTCAGTCCATCATTACCCCATTTAAAAATGGGAGCCCGCAAAGACTTTCTGGAAATTATTGAAGCTGCCGGAATATACGATGAAGCAAATTTCAATATGACTGATCAGGTATATAACTATCCTTCTACCGGCAGTTATGTAGAATTTTTTGGCGTTGATAATCCGGGAAAAGTTCGTGGTCCCGGACGTGATATACTTGTAATCAATGAACCAAACTTAATAGACTATCAAACTTACTTACAGTTAGCACTAAGGACAAGGGAAATAATATTTATGGATTTTAACCCTGTCGAAGAAACATCATGGGTATATGATATTGTTGACAGTCCCGATAATGCTTTTATTCATTCAACATATAAGGACAATCCTTTTTTACCTAAACCACAAGTTCAGGAAATTGAAGCTATGAAAGATGCCGATCCTGAAAACTGGAAAATATTCGGACTTGGATTGCGTGGATCATCGCAGGGAATTATTTATACTCACTGGAAACTTTGTAAAGAACTTCCGATGAAGGGGGAACTATTTTTTGGTCAGGACTTTGGCTATAATGTTCCCTCAGCTTTATGCCTTTGTGAAATGTATGAAGGAGCCATTTACGTACAGGAATTTATCTATGAAACCAGATTAACAACAACAGATTTGATTGAACGATACAAAGAAATTGGAGTAAGCAAAACCATTGAGATTTTTTGTGATAACGCTGAACCAAAAACAATTGAAGAACTTCGGCGGGCTGGTTATAATGCATGGGAAGCTAATAAGGATGTGACTGAAGGAATAAGAAAAGTAAAGTCTTTGCCTTTATTCATAACCGAAAATAGTAGTAATATTGTGAAAGAAATAAAGGGCTATAAGTGGAAAACAGACGTTAACGGACGGCCCGTACGTGATAAAGACAGGGATGAACCGGTAAAATTTAATGATCATGCGATGGACGCAATTCGTTACGCAGTGTTTACAAAACTTCATCAGGACACCTATACATGGGTGGCAATGTAATCTAAACTAATGGCAAACATAATTGCACAAATAGGCAGGGCAATACAGGGAGCAGCAGCCGGTTTTATCGGTGGCTTCCGTACCGCCACTACAAGATTTTGGAGTTTCGGAAATAAAGAAGTCTATTCACCCATTGAGCAGGATCGTTCAGTATCACACGGCTTCAATTCCAATAGCGCCGTTTATTCTATTGTAAAAAAATATGCAAAGAAAGCAGCATCCATTGAACGTTACCTGGAAAACAAAAAAGACGATTCGGAAATCGAAAATCATCCTTTACAGGAACTACTTGACCGCCCAAATGAGAATCAATCAGCATTTTCTTTTTTCAAAATCATATATGCTTATTATAAGATTTGCGGGGAGTCTTTTATTTGGCTTAACAGAGGCGATGTAACGCAGATGGTTGACAGTGCAGGCAACCTTGTTGATCGAACTCCAAAGGAATATCAGGCAATGAAAGTGATAGAAATGTTTGTAATTCCTCCGAATGAAATAGTTATTACCGTTGATCCCAATGATCCAAATAGTATATTAGGTTATTTCCTTCGCAATAATCAGCAGATAAGATTCAGAAAGGAAGATATAGTACATTGGAAAGACGTCAATCTTGAATGGGATGAACTGGCACGTCCTCAGTTACGGGGTATGACTCCACTACGTCCGGGAAGCATGACACTGGCGGCAGATAATTCTTTTCTTGAGTCTATGCTCAGGATGGCGCAGAATGACGGCGCCAGGGCAATAGCTTACAATAAGTCATTGAGCCAACCTACCCCAACCCAACAGTCACAGATAGAAAATGTTTTTTCAGATAAGGTCAATAATAAAGACCGTAAGAACCAGGTACAGGCATTACAGGGCGATTGGGGATTATTGCAACTTGGCCTTACCTCCGTTGACATGGACACCCTGAACGCCCGTGAATTTATTTACAAAGAACTGTGCTTTCTTTTGGATGTGCCTTATGGATTCTTTGACAGTCATACACCTTATGCAGAAAAACAACTGGCAGCAAGGGATTGGATCAGTAATTCAATAATGCCGGATGTAAAGGAACTGGACGGTGAGCTTAACAGAATGCTTTTGCCCGCTTTTAAATTAGATCCCAAGAATGTAGAAATTTGCAGCGACTTTGATGATCTGCCCGAATTACAGGACGACAAATTGAAACAAGTACAGTGGATGAACTTAGCGCCATTAACGCCGAACGAGATCAGGGAGGCTTTGGATTATGAGCCAATAACTGATCCGATAATGGACGAAGTATTTATGCCGACCGGGAATAGTTCGATCATGAGTGATTTAAATATGCCACCTGATCAGAATATACAACCAGATGCTAACGCCTGAAGAAATAGATATATTGATTTATGAGATGTACCCCGTTGTTGACCGTGAAAGAACGTGCGTTAATTTTGCTTTTGAGCGGCAGCATAAGAGGGAAAAGTACAGAAAGGAATTGATTGCTATTCATGGCATAGAACAGGACATTGTTAAGCAGTCAGTGATAAATGTTGATGCTGCCCGAAATATAATAAATAAAAATGACACCCCAGCAGCGTAGAGACTATTCAGAACTTCATATCCGTGTCAGCAAAAGGATGGAAGCCAAGTTTATACGGCTCATTTACGACGCCATCCAAACGCAGATAAAACGGTTTACCCATATCCTTAGAACATCAACCGTTACCCATGCACGCCATGAACTGGATCGTACTATCATTAATGCTGAACTGGCAAAGCCGTTGACGGAGTTATATAAATTATTTGGCGTTTACGCCGGGAAAAAGGCGTACAGGGAAATAATACAATCGGCAAGGGTAAGCCAAAAAGAACAGAAGGCAGGCCCCGGGTTCGGGATTGATCAGAAATTACTTGCCGCTATTATTGCCTTTCTGAAAGATCACCTGCTTATTAAAGCCGTTATTCCTTTGACCGAAAGCCTCAAGAATGATATATTGGCAATGTTAATAAAGGGCGAATCTGAGGGTTGGGGCGTTGATAAAATAGCCTTTGAATTGGAGCAACCCGGTTTTTCTTTATGGCGGGCACGCAGGATAGTAAGGACGGAATCCTTATTTGCTATGCGTACAGGCAGGGATGCCGCTAAATATGAAGTTCCCTGGGAGACTGAAACGATGTGGATAGCGGCCAATGATCATCGTACCCGGCACAGCCACCGCGACGTTGATGGCAAAAAGATTGATGAAGGGAAAAGATTTAAGGTGCCCATTTATAAGACAAAGAAAGGGATAGACTTTATTTGGGGTTGGGATTACATGATAGGTCCCGGCGACTTGTCAGCCAGTGCCGGCAATGTCATTAACTGCCGTTGTTCAGATCGGACAAACGCCAAAAGAGATGTTAATGGCAGGCTTATTTTAAAAACTAAGAGAAGATCGGCAGTTTCTATAATTTTACCTTCAGAACGATTCAGTCCCCATACAGTAATAATAATATGAGCGAAATCATTAACGATATTGATCCACGTCTTATCCGTAAAATGGAAAGGTGCATGGATAAAATGGATTTCGTTTTACGGGAACTCGAAGAAAAGGATAGCCAGATAGAAGTTTTAAAAAAAGAAATTGCGGGTATTGAACCAACCGATTTAACCTTTTTGAACAAACGGATTGATGAACAGGAAAAAAAGATTCGGTTATTAACGCTCGAACTCGAAGAAAAAGATAAGTTGATCGCTGAAGTAAAAAGTAATATCCCTGTTATTCCGATTATCCCTGACTTGGGTTACATAACAAAGAAGATCGAAATACAGGAAAAGCATATTGCGGGAATTGAGCAGAAGTTACATGAGCGAAGTGATCAGATAGAAGAAACGGTGAATAATATTCATATCCCTGATCTTTCGCCATTAGTTGGCAGACTTGATGAACATGATAAGGCGATGGATTATATCGCTATGAAGATCGACAAGAAAAGCAGCAATACCCTTTCTCTTATCAATTTGTTGAAAAAAGAAATATCTTTACTGGCAAATGAGAGCAAGGAAATGAACGTTCAGGCAAAGGAAGAAATAATAAGCATTATAAATTCAAAGGACTATACGCCTAATATTTCAATTCAATCTGATAATACCGAAATACTGGCAGGCCTGAATGAGATAAAGAACATAGTGCAGTCAAAGAATAATAATGACGTCAAGGACAAACTTTCTGAGATTGAAAATAATATTGGCAATAAAATAAGCGATGGCGTTGATACTGTATTATCGGAAGTTAAGAAAAAAAGGAAGTGGAAATTCGTTCCTGAAAAAAATAAAGATGGCGAAGTAACCGGCGCAACAGCGCAACAAATTTAATTATTATGGCAGCAGGTAAATGGAAAGTCTATGATCTCGCCAAACAGCGGTTGGCAGACGGAACTTTTGACATGGATAATGCCGCCCTCGGTCTTACGATGGCATTATTTCAATCGACAAGTAACTGTAATACTTTAAATGTCGGTACTGGTCTTTATGGCGACCTGACGAATGAAGTTGCTTCGGCTAATGGTTACACAACCGGGGGAATTGCATTGACAAATGAGGTCTGGACTAATTCATCCGGGACAATCACCTTTGATTGCGACGACGTTACCTGGAATGCTTCCGGTGGATCAATTACGGCCCGGTTTGCAGTGATATATTGCAATGCAACGGTTAATAGTATCGTAAAACCCTTGCTTTGCGTTTCCCTGTTAAATACAACCCCGGCAGATGAAACGGCAACAACCGGCAACCCATTCACAATTCAGATAAATGCAGGTGGAGTATTTACTTTATCCGGTGCAACTGTTGATTAAAATTGATATATGAAGCAAATAATAATTACTGTAAAGCCGGATGGTAACTTAGACGTTACCGGCCCTTTGAATGAAAAATTATTATGTTATGGGATGCTTGAGCTCGCCAAAGAAATAATAGGCAACTATAAACCGGGAGCAATTATTACCCCTTCGCCATCGCAGATAAATGGTGAATTAAAAAATATAGATAAAAATTAAGTTATGGCAGACCTTCAATTTTATAATGACTTACGTGAACCGTTTTGCGTTGCTGATCTTGCAGCAGTAACCCTGAGTACCACAAATAAGGCTCTTTATCCGGCAGGTTCATTTCCGAATCTTGGTGGTCAATATTGGGCAAGGCCGGGCAAGAAACAACGAATAACAATGTTTGGTAAGATCACAACGGATGGTACTGCCGGCAATGGTCAGTTTGTGGTATATTATGGAACAGGGGGGGATGCCAACGGGACGATACTTGTATCTCAAACGGCTGTTGCAATATCAACATCGCAGACAAACATATCCTGGATGGCAGAATTTTATATCCGGTGTACAGCGACGGGAGCAAGTGGGGCATTAGAGGTGGTAGGATGGTGTATGTTCAATGAAGCTGCTTTGGTTGCTCATCAATTGATACCGGCATCAGCGGCGGCAGCTGTTACTGTTGATCTGACAGCAGCAAACATTATAAGTGTTCAATATAACAGATCAGGCGCTGGCGTTTGGACAATGACAACACAGGATCTTTCAGTGGTAGCAGTGAATTAATAATATGTGGCCTATCGTGACTCAACTTCAACTTATGTTAGCGGCACTTCGATAAATGCTACCAAACCCGCACTTACAAGAGCGAATGATACTCTTTATGCCTATCTTCTCAGTGATAACGCCGGTGATACATTCACCGTTCCTTCCGGTTGGTTCTTAGTTCCTAACACCGTTCAATCAAACGCTTCATCTTCACCGGATGGTTTTCAATCATCGGTTTATCAAAAATTAGCAGGAGCCCAGGAGCCAGCGACCTATAATTTCACGAAAAGCGGAACAGCTACAGATTTCAGCGTTCACATTATTACGTTATCTGGGCGAAGTCCTTCAGCCCCGGTTATTGTTCACGGTACATTAAACACTACCGGTAATTCCACACCGGTAACGGTTACGGATAGCGGTGTGACGGCATTACAGGATGATGATGTTATCATTTTTTCTACGGGTGATATAACTGTCAATACCGATACCTGGTCATTTACGGCAGTGCCGGCAAATTATACGCAAAGGCTGAATGATAAAAACGGGTTTAATGTCATTACTTCGGTTACCAGGGATGGAGTCGTTGCCGGTGCGACAGGAAATTTATCTCTGACATTAACAAGATCGGCAGGAACAGGTGTATCGGGTTGGGGAATTATCGTTCTTTCAGTGGCTGCAGGACGACAGGATGTTCAGTTGGCCAAACCGATTATGTTTATTGGTGGATTGAACTGGACAAAGGCAAAAATATTTCAACCCGAATTACCGGTAACCGGGATCCCAAACATTACATCACTTGATAATACGCCGATACAATTACCGCCGCTAATATTCACTTTACCGGCATTCAAGTTGAAATTTTTACCCGATTTTTTTGTTACTCCTGATCAAATTATTACAGGTGCAGCTAAAATTATTATTACGGATGTCGGCGCATTAACGATAACAGGGTTTGCTCCGGTGATAAAAAAGGTAATACTTCCATCCTTTGGACAATTAATTATTACCGGGCAACCACCGGTGATAAAAAAAATAATAATCACCGGGGTTGGATCACTGACGGTAACAGGATTTGCTCCTATATTCAAAAAAAATATAGTTACCGGAATTGGATCGTTAACAGTCACAGGGTTTGTGCCGAAAGTAAATAAGACTATCATTTCTGGACTGGGGCAACTTACAATAACAGGCCTTGCTCCAAAGATTGCAAAAATTATTATTCCCGGTACGGGTTCACTTTTATTGACGGGAAAAACTCCGACGAAGCCAATTGTTACATCTTTAGGCCAACTGATACTTACCGGTCAGGTTCCATTTATTGCAAAGATTATTTTAGTCAATAAAGGGCAGTTGATTATTACAGGACTTGCCCCTGTCATCAATAGAATAATTAAACCAAATTTTGGGCAACTCATTTTAACTGGTTTTACTCCTGTCGTAAACAAAGTAATTAAACCGGCTACTGGTAGTTTAATTATTACAGGTTTTGCACCAACGTTTTCAACATCACATAATATTTTACCGGGCACTGGCCAGCTTATCCTTAATGGTCAGGCTCCGACGATAAATAAAATAATTAAGACTGCAACAGGTAGTTTATCTATAATAGGGTTTGCTCCGGTAAAGCCAAAAACGATTACCATAGGTTCAGGTCAATTGGTTTTAATTGGATATTCCCCGGTATTGGTTATACCTATCATTGCCGGAACCGGACACCTTATTATTACAGGCTTCGAACCTACTATACGAACCACAGGAGGAAGGGTTATTCAAACACAGACCGGGGAGTTAATATTAACCGGATTTGAGCCATCATTTTTTACAACGGTATCATTGAGAACAGCCGGGGGAATGACAAGGGCGGCAAGGAAAAAGAAGAAAATTAATAATAGTCTGTACGAATTTTTTAAGGCATTAATTGAACGTGAAGGATAAATTATTTTGATATTTCAAAAAAACTGTAATTTTACGTTATGCCAGACCCGACGATAGAACATAAATCGGTAAATTTTGAGGTAAAGGATTTTTCTAAAGATAGCAGAACAGCTATCATCGCTCATGCTGTTTATAATAATATTGATCTTGTTGGCGATATTTCTACAAAAGGTATGTTCAATAGTTCATGGGCACGTAAGGATCCCATTGATTTTTACTTCAATCACGATCCGGAAAAAGTCCCTGGCAAAGTGGTAAAGACTTTTGAGGATGAAACAAAAGCCTATACGCAGGTTAAATTCGGGCAATGGACAATGGGCGACGACGTGATGGAAATGGTTGACTTCGGCGTAGTAAAGGGTGCCAGTTTCGGCTATGAAACCGAAAAGAAAGATTTTATTGTCAAAGGCAATAAGAAGATCAGGAAACTTTTACAGGTGAAGCATCTTGAAACAAGTCTTTTAACGATCCGGGCCGCAAACCCGTTGGCGGGCGTTGTATCACTTACAAAAGCGCTGAATCCGGAGGAATTAAAAGTTTTCCGCAATTATATTTCAAACATGGAAACATTCTGCCGCAACTCGAGAGCGTCAGATGATTGTATAAAAGGAATCCTCAAAGATATTGAGGAAGTAAAGAGCATCATTTCTTCACACGATACCGAAGTTACTCGGGTTACCCCTGACGGGACTTCCAGCGTTACAAGTTTCTCAAATGCTCTGAGATTGTTAACGCTGAAAATCTAAACACACTTACATAGAGGGTTTAGTTTTCAGTAATTTTTTAATTACTAAAAATTAAATTTATGGCCGACGAAATCAAAGACGCCGTCGAAGCTATTGAATCGAAAATAAAAGAATTCAAAGCTGACATGACGGAGTCTCAAAAAAAAGAACTTAAAAAGTACACCGATGAAATTGAAAGGGAAAGAAAAGAGTTTAAGGCAAAGGTGGATGAACTGAATCTGAAGGTTGCCGAAAAAGATGGAACATTAGGCGATATTCAGCAGGAAGTAAAAGAGCTCAAAGCTAAGTCCGGTCGTTTCCGTCCTTCGGCGGGTGGAAAATATGAGGGACTGAGAAGTACGATCGCCGATGGTATTGCCCAGGGTATAGCCGAACGTAAAGCGGATATCATGAAATCTGCGTCAGGTGAATTAATGACGCCGCATGAAATAAAGACGGTTGCCGATATAAGTAGTTCAAACCTTACAACTGCTAATTACATTTCGATGCTTGACTGGACAATGGGTATGGAGCCGACAGGGCAATTTCACTTCAGGAACCTTTTAAATACCATTTTGTCCGATACTGACTTTGTTCAGTTCCCGCGTGCAAATATTCCAATCGGGGAAGGATCATTCGGCAGGCAGGCGACTGAAGCAGCGGCTAAACGCCAGGTTGACCGTGACTATACTATGGTCAATCTTACGTTGCTCCCAATGGCTGCCTTTGCTATTTGCAGCCGGCAGTCACTTCGTAATATTATCTTCCTGCAGTCATGGTTGCCTCAGTCAATGATGAATCAAATGGAAGAAAGCGAGGACACCGATTTTGCAAATGTACTGGTAGCTGCAGCAACAGGAAGTACTACCACTACGAAAACGGTAGCAGTGGAAAAGATCATTTCCTATCTCAAAAATTTGATACAGGGTAAATTCAACCCGAATGGTGTTGCGGTCGATCCTGACGTATGGGAGGACTTCCTTTCTTTCCGTCCGGGTACTAATAAGGAAATGTATTCTTTACCTTTTGTTGCCGGTGTGACGCCTTCAGGTCAGGTAACTGTACTTGGTCGCCCCGTTTATCCGGTTAACTGGTTGGTTGGTCGTAGGGTAGTGGTCGGCGATTGGAGTAAAGCGGCGATCGTTCAAAGTGAAGGGTTGCGTTTACGTCAATCTGATAGCCATGCATCTATATTTACCAGCAATGAGATTGCCTTCCTTTTGGAAAGAACTGAAGGGCTGGCGATCTTCAGGCCGGATGCATTCATTACAACAACCGTATAGGCTTTTTCATACAAACAGTGATTATTTACCGGGGGGAATGGTGGCCTCCCGGTTTTTTTTATTTTGTATATTAAAAAAAGATAGTAATTTAGTTGTATCGTATAACAGCTACATGAAAATCATTTTAAACTTAAAGGCGGCTTTTCCAGTGAATCTTCACTTTATTGTGGCAGGTTATACGACATTGGATCAGTCGCCCTTTTTAATTTTATGAAATATCAAGAATTGAGATTAGGCAATTGGGTTAAATACTTAGATAATCCGGTTAAGATGAATTTAGAATTGTTCGAGCAGAATATAACATTTGTTCCGATCACGCCAGAAATATTAATATCTGTTGGATTTGAGCAGTCAAATATCAATGATAAAGATACTTACCAATTAAATGTAGAAGCGGAACATCGAAGATATTACTTAATCTTAGTTGGCCTAAATTATTTGTTTGGAATCGCTCAAGATATGCCAGCTTATGGAGGCAGGTCAACATGGAGTACAGAATATTGCATATTAAACAAGGAAGTAAATTTTGTTCATCGGCTTCAAAACATATATTTTATGTTAAGGGGTCAAGAATTAGATATTAAGTTATGAGCCGCTATGAAAAAATAGAATTGCCTGAAGAAATAGTTTCTGAACTATTCGAACAAATAACAGGCGGTGCAAAGAACCTTATTGAGACTGATACTACTGAAAAATTTTCAGAAAAAGAGTTACTGTATTCTATTGATGCTTTTTTTATACGCAGTAAAAGTGGTGTCATGGAATTATGGGTAAAAGATTCGGCAATTAGACAATATACGAAAATGAAAAATAAAAAATCAGATGAATAGTGAATGGAATATGATTGGATCAGTTTATTGCCTGAATCTTGAACGTAATACTCAGCGATGGATAGATAGTTCAATACAATTTCATAACGTTGGATTATACGACGTTGAACGTATCAACTGCATCGAATCTTTGGAAAACCGTTATCTATCATTTAATAAATCTCATTACGATACGGTAAAAAAGGGGTATGAAACCGGAAGTCCTTTTGCCATCTTTGAGGACGATATTATTTTTGATCAATTATGGAAATATATTGCGGAGGCTTCATCCCAACTTCCTGAAAACTGGGACGCCCTTTATCTTGGTGCTAATATTTGCGGTGAATGGTCAATGCCGGAAAGGTTCAGCAGCCATCTTTCACGGTTGCCTAATGCATGGCAAAGTCATGCAATCATTTATTCAATGAAGGGGGCAAAGTTTGTTATTGATAACTTTAATCCGGACACATTTCCTGTTTATGATGAATGGCTACGGGTTAATATGATGCCAGCGGGTAACGTTTATTTATTGACGCCAATGATATGCTATCAACGCCCTATATATTCGGACATTTGGCAGACGGAAACGAACTATACGTCTGTTCATTTTGCGGGGAATAAATATTTAATGAATAGGGATAAATTTGCAGCTATATGATACACCTTGTAACGTTTTCAGATCGTTCTATGACACAAAGCCGGGAAGTATGTAAAGAGTCAGCAATAATGAATGGGATAGAACAGGTGTTTGCTTATTCTGAAAACATGATTTATGGATCAGGTTACTTTTTTCAGGATAAT